CTAGGCCAGGCGAGGCAAGGCAGGGCGTTGGCATGGCCGGGCCGGGCGAGGCCAGGTGTGGCAAGGCGGGGCATGGTCTGGCTTGGCAAGGTTGGGCTTGGCGCGGTGGGGTTGGGCCGGGCTTGGCGAGGCATGGGCCACACGTTTGGTGGGCATAATAATTAGCCTCCGGGTAGCGGGCCATGGCGCGGCAGGGCGGGGCACGGCAGGGTTAGGCGGGGCGAGGCAAGGTCTGGCATGGCTAGGCCGGGTGGGGCCGGGCGCGGCGTGGCTAGGCGGGGCTAGGCAGGGCGAGGCATGGGTACTTTAGGTGGTGAGGCCATCGCCGCACCACGCGAACCACTCGACATACCTAAACGTGAAGCACCTTACTTCTTTTCACAAGCGACCCAGGTGCCGATTACTTTAATCGTCACCTCAGAAAGTGCCGATTAGGTGACGATTAGTAGAAAACATGCGTTTATGCCAACACTCTCACATACTTACAATCGGCACCGCAATCGGCACCATTCGGCACCTAGTAGTGCTTGGCACCCCGAAGGCATCCTATCTGTCACCTGTCACCTCACCCCTTAGTAGAAGGGGTGACAGGTGACAGATGGTTGACGGGGCCGCCTCGGGTGAGTACCAAAACCACCTCCACCGAGGCCCAAAACTATGCCCTCCTCCCCCCACCGTCCCTGCAGCGTGCCCCGGTGCCCCGGCCATGCCGCACCCCGCAGCTCCCTCTGCCCCACGCACCGCCTCCAAGCTGAGCAGGCCAGGGGCTCCCCCTCCGCCCGCGGCTACGACGCCCGGTGGCAGCGCCTCCGCGCCTGGGTCCTCCGCGAGGAACCCGATTGCCGAGCCTGCGGGGCCCCCGGCCAGGACGCAGACCACGTCGATCACATCCTCCCCACCTCCCGAGGCGGGACCGACGACCGGGACAACCTCCAGCGCCTCTGCCCTCGGTGCCATGCCCGCAAGACGGCCACGCACGACGGCGGATTCGGGCGGTGACCCTGCCCAGACGCCACGGAGCGGGGACTTCGCGCCCCAGGTGATACCCAGACACGACGCGCGCCCCCATCGCCCAACCTGGGCCAACCTCGCGCGTCGATCGCCGCCAGAATTTTCCCCGCGCCCGGAAAAAAACACCGCGAGCTCGAACAATTTTTTCCGCGCCGCGCCACAAAAAAAGGGGAGGGGGGGTCAAAATCTCTGGCGATCGGCGAAACAGTACCGTGGACCCCTCGAAATTTTGGCCGCGCAAGTCGCCGAGAGGGGCAAATCTAGGGAAATATTTTCCTAGAGAATGGGAAAACTTGTGCTAGGTTTTGCCCATGCGCCCCGGTCCGAGAAAGACCCCCACGGCGTTGGATCTGGCCCGGGGGCATCCGTCGCGTCGGCCGATTCCGCTCGACGAGCCGAAGCCGGCGCTGGCGGACGGGACGCCGCCGGCGGAGCTGGAGGGGGCGGCGCTCGTGATCTGGCTGGCGGTGGCCCCGGGGTTGGTCGCGTGTTCGCTCCTGGCGGAGATCGACGTGCGGCACGTGGCGCGGGCGTGTCGGTACGAGGCGCTGGCCGATGCACTGTGGCGGGTGGCGGCGGTCGCGCCCATCGGCGAGACGCGGCTCGGGGACCGCCGGCAGGCGCAGGAGCTCTCGTCGGCGCTGGCGCTGTACGAGGCGGCGGATCGGATCTGGTATCGCGTCGGCATCACCCCGTCGGAGCGCACGCATCTGCGGGGCCACGGCCCCAGTGAGCCCAAGGATCGCCTCGACGCGCACCTCCGGCAGCGCCCGCAAGCACCGCACGCCGTCACGGCCTGACGATCCCGTCACGGCGTACGCCGTCGACGTGGTCGAGGGGCGTGTCGTCACGGGGCGGTTGGTGCGATTGGCGTGCGCCCGGCATTTGCGGGACCTCGAAGAGGGGTCGGCGCGGGGGCTGACGTGGAGCCCGGAGCGGGCGCAGCACGCGCTGGATTTCTTCCGCGACTTCCTGGTGTTGCCGGATGGGGACCGGGCGGGGGAGCCGTTTGTGTTGCAATCCTGGGCGGTGTTTACGGTCGGGAGCCTACATGGCTGGTTCAAGGACGGCTACCGGCGGTTCCGCAATGCGTACGTGGAGACGGGGAAGGGGTCGGCGAAGACGCCGGTGGGCGCCGGGCTGGCGATTTACGCCATGGTGGCGGATGGGCTGAGCGGGGCGCAGTGCTTCGTGGCGGCGGCGTCGCGCGATCAGGCGCACATCCCGTTCACCGATTGCAAGCGGATTCTCGGGCCGGAGTTGCGGCAGCGCCTGGAGCTCCTCGAGCACAACATCGGCATGCCCACGACGGGGGCGTTCGTCCGGCCGATCTCGTCGGAGGCGCGGACGCTGGACGGCAAGCGCGTGGCCTTCGCGCTCCTCGACGAGCTGCACGAGCACCGGGACCGGCTCGTAGTGAACAAGATGCGGGCGGGGACGAAGGGGAACCGCAATAGCCTGATCCTCGGGATCACGAATTCCGGGGTCGATCGGCTGTCCGTCTGCTGGGAGCACCACGAGAAGAGCCGGAAGGTGCTCGAGGGCGTCCTGGTCGATGACGAGTGGTTCGCGTACGTGTGCGGGCTGGATCCCTGCGCGGCGTGCCGCGCCGAGGGGTTCGAGATGCCCAACGAGACGTGCCGCGCGTGCGACGACTGGCGCAACCCGGACGTCTGGGTCAAGGCCAACCCGCTCCTGGGCATCACGATCCCGGTGTCGTACCTGCACACCGAGGTCAAGAACGCGATCGACATTCCGTCGAGCCAGGACATGGTCAAGCGGCTCAATTTCTGTATCTGGACGTCGAGTCATACGGCGTGGATCTCGGCGGACCGCTGGCGGCTCTGCGATACGCGCCTGGAGGACGACGATCTCGCCGGCGCGCCGTGCTATGCCGGCCTCGATCTCGGGCAGCGCGATGACTTCTCCGCGCTCGCGCTGGTGTTCCTGCTGCCGGACGGGCGGGTCGCGGTGCGGATGCGGTACTGGCTGCCGGCCTCGGCGCTCCGGGAGCACCCGGAGCGCGCGTACGAGGTGTGGCAGCGGGCGGGCCTGCTCGAGGTCACCGAGGGCGACACGACCGATAACGACCTGGTCGAGCGCGAGATCATCGCGTGGTGTCGGCGCTACGGGGTGCGCGAGCTCGCCTACGACAACCGCTTCACCGAGAACATGGCGCTCCACCTCAACGGGGAATTCGGGAGCGCGTTCTGTCTCAACACGCCGCAGGGCTATGGCCTCAACGAGGCGTTGACAGGGATCGCCAGCTTGGTGAAGGCGGGCAAACTCTGCCACGGCGGGGATCCGGTGCTCGCGTGGATGGTGAGCAACGTGGTGCTCCGGCACGGGACGCGCGGCGAGGTGCGGCTGGACAAGGACGAGGCGGGCGACAAGATCGACGGCGTGGCGGCGCTGGCGATGGCGCTGACGCGCGCGCTCGTGAATCCCGTACCGACGTCGGTCTACGAATCGCGCGGCGTCGTGGCGCTCTGATGCGCACGCTCCTCCCCGACCTCCTGATCATCCTCGGGGCCATCCTCGTGCCGGTGGGCATCGGGATGTTCTTCCTGCCGGCCGCCTATGTGGTGGCGGGGCTCGAACTCATCTGGCTCGGCGCCGTGCTCGGGAAGTGATCGCCGACAATGGGCCGCCTCGCTAACGCGCTCCGGGCGGGCGGCTGGTTCGGGCCCTACGGCTCAAACGACCCGGTCCTGCAAGCGCTCTTCGGCAGCCAGCCCACCGCCGCCGGCGTCACGCTCAACGAGACGACGGCCCTCAACCTGTCCGCCGTCTGGGCCGCCGTCACCGCACTCGCGGGGCCGGTCGGGATGCTCCCGCTCGTCCTCTACAAGCGGACCGATCGCGGGAAGGAGCCGTTTCTCGAACATCCGCTCTACCGGCTCCTGCATGACCAGCCGAACCCCGAGCAGACGGCCCCGGTGTTCCGTGAAACCCTGCAAGCGCATGTGCTCACGTGGGGGAACGGCTACGCGGAGATCCAGCGGACGCCCGACGGGCGGCCGATCGCGCTCTGGACCATCGCACCGGACCGCGTCCAGCCCTATCGCGACGTCGGGACGCGACAGATCCGCTACCGGGTCACCAACGACAGCGGGACCCAAATCGACGTCGACGCGGACCGGATCCTCCACATCCCGGGCCTCGGCTTCGATGGCATCTGCGGCTACTCCGTCATCCGCAAGGCGCGCGAATCGCTCGGCCTGACGGGCGCGATCGAGCGGTTCGGGGCGAGTTTCTTCGGCAACGGCGCGTGGCCCGGCATTGTCGCCCAACATCCCGGCAAACTCAGCGAAGAGGCCCACAACCGCCTCAAAACCTCCCTCAACGAGGCCTTACAGGGCCCCAACCGCGCCCATTCGGTCATCGTGACGGAGGAGGGGATCAAGATCGAAAAGGCGGGGATCCCACCCGATGACGCGCAATTCCTCGAAACGCGGAAATTTCAGACGCTCGAGGTGGCGCGCTGGTTCAACGTGCCGCCGCATAAACTCCGCGACCTCGAGCGCGCGACGTTCTCGAACATCGAGCAGCAGTCGATCGAGTTCGTGTCGGACTCGCTCATGCCCTGGCTCGTGAAATGGGAGAAGGAACTCTGGCGCAAACTCATCCGGCCCATGGAGCAGCGCCAGCAGTTCTTCAAGTTCACCGTCGACAGCCTCCTGCGCGGGCAGACGCTCGAACGCTACAACGCCTACGCGGTCGGGCGGCAGTGGGGCTGGCTCTCGCCGAACGACATTCTCGAGCTGGAGGATAAGAACGGCATCGGGCCGCAGGGCGACATCTACCTCGTCCCGCAAAACATGATGCCGGCGGACCGGATCAACGACGTGATCGACGCGCAGATCGAGCCCACGCCGCCGACGGACGCCCCGGCCCCGGCGCCCGCGACGCCGGAGCCGGATCGGATGCGCCAGCTCGCCGACCTCATCGCCGAGCGGCTCCGCGGCGAGTTGCCGACGGCGGCTGACCAGGCGGCCCTGATCCAGCACGCGGCGGACGCCTCCATCCAGGCCCTGCCGCCGCCGGCCCCGCCTGAGCCGGTGCGGGCGGTCGTCGAGGAGGTCGCCGTGCGGCTGCTCGGGCGCCTCGACGAGATCGGGCGCGCGCACACCGCCCACGTCACGCAGGACGAGCAAGCGGCCGAAGCCGAGCGTCAGGCGCGCGCCGCTGCGGACGCGACCGTCGCGGAGAGCCTGACGGCGACGCAGGCGGCAGCGACCGCCGCGCGCGCCGAGCTCGCCGAGACGCGGGCCGCCGTGGACGCCGTGCACGCCGCGCTGACGACCGCCCAGGCTGAGCTCGCCGCACGCCTCGAGGAAATCGGGCGCGCCCAGACGAATGGAACCGCGCAGGACGAGCAGGCCGAGGAGGCCGAGCGCCAGGCGCGCGCCGCCGCAGAAGCGGCCCTCGCGGACAGCCTCGCCGCGACGCAGGAGGCGGCGGTGGCCGCCCGGGCCGAGCTCGTCGACACCCGGGCCGTCATCGGCTTGCTCACCGTCGGCCAGGCCGAGCTCGCCGCGCACCTCGAGGCCGAGCGGGCCGAGCGGCGCGCGCTCGCGGGGCGCATTGCCGACCTCGTGCCCAACCTGCGCGACGTCATCGAGGGGGCCCTCCGCAAGGAAGTCCGCTTCGAGGCGGACAGGGCACGCAAAGCGGCGCAGAGCCCCGAGAAGCTCCGGGCGTGGATCGAGTCCTTCTACGCCACGCGCGAGGACGCCCTCGTGCAGATGCTGCTCCCGGCGCTGCGGCTGCATTTCGTGCTGACGGGGCGCGGGGACGCGGCTGAGGCGCACGCCCGGACGCTGCTCGCGCCGCACGTCGCCGAGTCGCGCGCGAGCCTGCTGGTCCTGCTCGACGCGCCCGAGGACCTCGAGGCCAACGTCAAGGCGCTGGTGAGCGGGTGGGAGACGCGGCCCGGCACGATCACGGACGAACTGTTGCGCGAGGTGATCGCCCATGCTTGAGGAAACTGACCTGCCCATGTCCGACCTCGTCCTCTGCTGCGCGGACATGATCAAAGCCCAGCAAACAGGAACGGACGGTGAGGGCTACGGCCGGCTCTTTATCTTTCGTCACGGCCAGCTCGATGCGGGAGAGCATCCGACGCCGTTGCGATTCTGCCCGTGGTGCGGTCAATCCGTGAAACAGGAGGCCACGAATGTCTGACCTTGAGATCCGCACGTGCGATGGGGGCGAGCTCCGGGTGGAATCCCGCGGGGTGGCGAAGATCATTCGCGGCTACGCCATCGTCTTTGACCGCCTCTCGGAAAACCTCGGCGGTTTCCGGGAGATCATCACGCCCGCCGCGGTGGACCGCACGCTCAAGGACGGGGTCGATCTCCGGGCGCTGGTGGACCATGACTCGGCCCGGATCATCGGCCGGCTGAGTGCGGGGACGCTGCGGGTGGAGAAGGACGGGAAGGGGCTCCGCGTGGAGATCGACCCGCCCGAGACGACGTCCGCGCAGGACATCGTCCAGTCGATCCAGCGCCGGGACGTGACCGGCATGTCCTTCGCCTTCCGGACCATGCCCGACGGGGATGATTGGGATTTCAAGTCGGACCCGCCGACGCGCCTCGTGTCCGACATGCTCATCCGCGAGGTGAGCGTGGTCACCTTCCCGGCGTATCCCTCGACCGAGGTGGCCATGCGCTCGCTCGCGCAACATCGCGGGGCGGCGCCGCTGAATATCCATCGGCTCCGGCAGCACCTCGCGGAGCAGCGGGCCCGGTGGCGCTAGCGTGAGCCCGCCGCCGTGGCCGGTGCATCTGCACGGGCTCGTCCTCGTCAAGTGGTTGGACGCCGCCGGGGATCGCGAACAGTCTGCCGCCAACCCGGTGCCTTGTCTGAGCGTCGGCTGGATCGTCGAGCTGGCTGAGATGGGCGGCCACCGCTACCTCAAGCTCGCGTCCGAGCTGATGGTCGTCGACGGGCGGTATGAGACCCAGGAGCATGTGTCGATCCCCGAGGGCATGGTGGAGAAGGTGGTCCCCGTGAGCGCGAAGCTCCCGGCCCCGTTCGATCGGTGGCCGGCACTCCCGCACGCACGAAAAGGAGATCCGTGAATGGCGAAGAGCGCCGCGAAGAGGAAGGGCCCGGTGACGGCCAAGAAGGTCAAGGTCAAGCTGACGGCGGCCAAGGTGAAGGTGCTGCCGCGCAAGGCTGCGGCGATCCGCAAAAGCCTCGCGGGGGCGCTCGAAAAGACGGAGGAGCTCGAGAAGCAGTTGACCGAGGTCACGAGCCAGTCGAGGACCTCCCTCGGCGGGCCGGTCGTCGGGAACGCGCCGACGTCGCCACGGTAGGGGGCCCGGAAAAGAAAATTGACACCGGAGGGAACGGCACCGTAGCGTAGCGCAGTAGATAAGAAATCCGTCGGCCTGGGGCGAGGTGGACGCCTCGCATGGGGTCGGCGATGTGGTGAGATGCCGCCTGGACGGGCGCCGCTCACGGGGTTTTCACAACTCGTGGGTGGCGCCCGTTGGCTTGTGCGGGCGCGCCCGAAAGGGCCACGCACATGCTCAAGGAACTCATCGAGAAGCGCCAGCGCCTCCACGAAGAGAACGCCGCCATTCTGCAAAAGGCGCAGAAGGACGGGCGCGACGTCCTCAACGGCGACGAAGAGCAGGAATGGCAGTCGCGCGACCAGGCGATCGAGGCGCTCGACAAGAACATCGTGATGCGGCAGAAGCAGGCGGCCATCGAGGCCCGCCTGTCCGAGGGTGAGCGGGCGGTCGAGCCCGCCCAGGTCCGGGGGGACGGGCCGGGCACGGGCACGGCCGCGATCCGCAAGCTCGCGCGGGGCCGCGACGACTTCGCCATGGCGCTCCGCGGCTGGTTCCTCACGCCCACCGAGCAGGGGGCGACCCGCGAGCAACACGAGGCCGCCGAGCGGATCGGGATCGACTTCAATCGGCGGGCGATCACTCTGAATTTGTCCAAGCGCCCGCCGCGCGATCTGAGCGAGGTCCGTGAGTGGGAACTCGAGCAGCGCGCCCAGACCATCACGACCACGGGCGGGGGCTACACCATCCCCGACGAACTGATGCAGTCGCTCGAAAAGGCCCTGCTGTGGTTCGGCGGGATGCGCCAAGTCGCCCGGATCATTCGCACCGACACTGGGGCGGACCTGCCGATCCCGACCGCGAACGACACCGCGCAGGCGGGCGTGATCCTCGACATCAACACGCAGGTGGCGAACCAGGATGTCACGTTCGGCCAGCTCGTGCTCAAGGCGTTCAAGTATTCCTCGAAGCAGGTGCTCGTCCCCGTCGAGCTCATGCAGGACAGCGCCGTCAATCTCCCCGAGATGCTCGGCGAGATGCTGGGCGAGCGCATCGGCCGGATCCAGAACACGCACTTCACGACCGGGGCCGGCACCACGCTGCCCTTCGGCATCACCGTCCAGTCCGTCCTCGGCGCGACGGGCTCGGCCGGCGGTGGGATCGCCTACGTCGATCTCGTCACGCTCGAGCATTCCGTCGATATCGCGTATCGGCAGCAGGGCGCCGGGTTCATGATGCACGACACCAAGCTGGCCGCCGTCAAGAAGCTGCT